GAGAAAGTCTATAAAGTTAGAGAGAAAAATAGGCGACTCGGCTTGGGCCTTATGGGAATTCACGAGTGGCTCCTCAAACGAAAATACAAATACGAAGTAACCCCTGAGTTGCATAAATGGCTTAAGGTCTATCAACAAGAAAGTGAACGTGCAGCTAATGAACACTGTGATCGATTCTTCATCTCCCGTCCAGTGGCGTATCGTGCCATCGCTCCCACAGGTTCAATTGGCATCCTCGCAGGAACGACCACCGGTATTGAACCCCTCTTCGCTGTCGCTTATAAACGCCGCTTTCTCACAGAGGGCACTAAATGGAAGTATCAATACGTCGTTGACGGAACAGCTCAAAATCTTATCAAAGAATTTGGAGTGGACCCAAACAGTATTGAAAGCGCTATTGACCTAAGTGAAAATTATGAACAACGAATTAAGTTCCAAGCGGAAATTCAGAGTTACGTTGACATGTCTATCTCAAGTACCATTAACTTGCCAGCCTGGGGCACTAAACATAATAATGAATCCGCCGTCGCTGGATTTACAAAAACCCTGGCTAAGTACGCTCCTGGGCTACGAGGTTTCACATGTTACCCAGATGGAAGTCGAGGAGGTCAACCCTTGACATCTGTTCCATATGAAGAGGCATTAAAGCATAAAGATATGATTTTTGATGAAGTAGATGTATGCCTATATACGGGCCATGGCGGTTCCTGTGGGGTTTAAATGTTAGGACTAGCACTAGAACTTATTAATGGCATCACCCTAGGTGCAGAGCACATCTCTGGTGACATTGATGATGATGAGATGGCCTGGGCAATTGTGTTCAGTTTGTTTGTCTTTAGAATCATTATAATTAAATATCACCCTGACGAATAGTATAGGCAAAAATAAAGCCCGGAGTCCTGTAAAGGATATCCGGGCTTTTTTACGTCTATGCTTTTCTGAATTGAGCTTGCTCTGAAGCACGTCTCCCTATAATTTCTTTAGGGATGTTCCATCTTGGAAATTGATTGGCTGCATCAGCATACTTTCCTTGATTTAACAGTTTAAGTAGCGTACTGGTAGTGAATGCTCCAACACCGATGTTAAAGACAAAACTAACAAGAGAATCAAACTGATTCTCGGTCAAAGGTACTTTAACAAGTTTGTTTACAGCATCTTCTGCTATCTTCACATCCTGTTCCAGCCAGGACATAACTTGCTGAGTAGTAACCACTTGACCAGGAAACACATCACCCCCCGTATGTCCAACACCGTTAGTCCAGATACCTTTAGTGTCTCTGTATGCAACTAACCTAGTACCCTCCCGATCCATTAAAGCTTTAAGTCCTGATTTGGATGTTTTCATTGCAGTCTCCGTTGCAAGCTTTGTTGACGTGTCATACTCTTACTGGCAGCATCTTTAAGAAGTGCTTGCTCACTCTGAGAAAGAGAAATCTTCTGAGCAATGGCAGTGATGTCTCTATCTAAAGAATTGGCATCACCTTGGGCACGTATATACTTAGTGATGTTTTCACCCAGGTCACGACCCCTACGCAAATCCTGTGCCATGCCGTTAAGAGCAGTGTGACGAATATCAGTGTAAGCCTTATCGATTTTACTAAGTTCAAAGTTCTTAGCATTCTCAGCACTTTCATTGATACCCATCAAACCTAGCTTACGCATCAACACGTCTTTGTCAGTGCGTCTGACTTTAGATTTAAGAGCATCAGGGTCTTTAGACATAGCCAAATCACCATCCTGGAACAAGGCAACATCCAATGGTCCTTGTGCAAAAGCAGGAGCTACATTATACAGAGCACTTTCAGCATACTCACCCTTAGTGGGATGTATGGCTGCTTTAGTCACACTGGTAGCCATAGAGCCTAGTTTAGATGCACCAGGGAAAGCAGCATCTACTACACTGGATGGAACAATGTCTCCCATACCCATACGTTTAGATGGATCAAAACCAAGTAAAGTGGGTAGGCCATTAGAGATGACATATTTACCAAGACCACCAAGGTCTTTACCAACCTGCTCACTCATGTGCTGCACATCCAAGATCAAGCTCTTAGGTTCTCCTAATGCTGTCGTAATCTCTTCATATATTTTAGAAGCGAGTGAGAAGAAAGGAAGTCCCATAACACCAGCCATTGCCATAGTAGTAGCCATTTGAATAAGGATAGGAAATGGGTTTTTACTTTTCATTACCTCATTAGCATACATACCATAACGAGAAAGTTCATTATGTTTAAAGCTAGATAGGTGATAAGCAGCACTTCCAATTGGTCCTAATGCTTCATATAGACGGGGTTTTTCCAAAGAAGTGTTACGAGACATTACTTGATCGGTGAAACGGTGTGCTTGTTCAAACAAACCATCTTCAATCTTCATACCAGCATCACGCATCATGTTGCTAATAGCCATGTAAACTTGAGCACGAGTGCCTTTTTCTACATAACTAATTGGAGCTTGTGTCACATGTTTAAAGTAATATCCCTTGTCTTTCTGTGTAGCCATGGAATGCTCCACCATGTCATCAGCATACACATGCTTCTTCTTGGCATAAGCTAGTTGAGCTTTTTCAAACTCATTCAACTTCATACCAGACACTTGCTTCAACAGAGTATACTGTCCTTCTACAAAATGTCCCAATCCCTGTGACAACCAGGTGCTAGGAGTAGCCAAACCACGAGCACGTAGAAAGGAAGCCATAGCAGGGATACCCATAGGAGCCTGTAACATTTGCATACCGAGGAACACATGACTAGCAGAAAGCAACCAAGTATTGATTGCTGTTTTAGCCAACTTGATTGTATTACGTGGGACACTAGGCCCCATATCCCCAAGTCTAAAAGCACTATTCATTACTGAATTAAGAGCTTTACCTAAAGCTTCTCCGTTAACACCAAGAGCTTTCTGTAAAATGTTTTCAGACATTGCTACAGCATTCTTTTGTGTTGTCATCACTTTAGGGTCAGTGAGGACAGCATTAACATCTTTAGCAGCTTCAGAGAGGTGCCCCCATGTCATTACATTCTCTAAATACTTTGTCTGACTGTCAAAGAATTGAGCAGCATTTTCAGCTTCAGACAACCAAGGCTTGCGTCCCTCACTACCAAACACACCTTTCTTTTGCAGCATGTGCTTGTCCATACCCATATAATGTTTAGTGTCTTCCTTAGCCATATCCCTAAGAACATCTAAGAATTCTTTGATGTTAGGGTTGGTATCACCAAGGGTTTGCAGCACATCATTAAAAGCTTCATGTGGAGTGTCATGGGTGTAATTACCCGCCTTACTACGATCTTGTAACGGACCAATTTCATAGTCAGGATGCTTTTCTTTAATGTAGTTTTCAATCTTCTCCAAAGTCCAACCCACTTTACCAGACAGAAAATCTGAACCAATAACACCAACAACTTCACGTTTACCATCTACAGTTTTGTAAATGGGTTTACGAAAGTCCCCACGAATGGACATAGGGGAGTAGGCTTCACGAGCAGTGATGGGCTCTTTCCCCATGGTGGCACGAGCTTTGTTAATAATTTCCAAACTCTCAGCCATATACTTGTTATGAGTGTCAATAGCTTCACGCATCTTTGGAGAGAGGTTGTGAGCATCCATCATAGCAGGCGTAATGGTTTTCTGATGCAAGTCAGCAGCAGACAACAGAGTGGCAACACTGGTGTATTCATCCTTAGACAATGCTTGCATTTTCTTGATGTAGTCACCACGTATCTTAGAAGACACATCAGCAGCAGCCATATCTTGTGCATCAAACACTCTATCCACAGTGAAGTGCACTACAGGATTGTCCACTCTACCTTTAAGATACATCGGACCTTTGGTAAACCAGTTAAACGCCTTGCCAAGCATCCCTTGTGAGACGTCTGGATGACCTTCCGTGAGCCGGATGGCCTCGTCCGGCGAACTTATCATGGCATTACCAACATCGGTAACAGCGTGTTTAAGACCTGGGTTTCCCTTTAGGAACTCCTGTTTTTTTTTATCATTCCACGACAAGTTAATACCACCTGTCTGACCTTTACCAAATTTAGCACGCATTTCCTCTTGCTTAGCCGCACGAGTTTTAGGGCCTTGTCCAGTACCTTGTTCTTTTTCAACACGCAACGTATCTTCTAAATTTAACAGAGATTGTTGCTTGTCTTGAGCAGCATGTTCCTCATCCCAACGTTTTACAATAGCTTCGTCAGTTTGTGGACGCTCTGCAAAAGCACGCTCCATCTCTTGACGTTTGAGTATTTCAGGGGAGATGACATCAGGTTGCTTGTGTTCAAACAAATCAAGTTGACCATCTTCCAAGACACGTTGTTCAATGTTGCGCTTAGCCATCCCCTCAACAGGATTGTCTGTAAAGGGTAGCTCTAGTTGTCCAGGATGATCGGGAGCTACAGGAACTTGTTCTTGTGGATGAGCTTGCTCATATTGAGATTGTCTGTTAAGAGCTTCCTGATTTGCAATTTCATCTGCTGTGGGACGATAGCCAGGTTCTTTGGGATTGGCACCAAACATACTCTGTTCAGCTAACATCTGCTCACGAGCACGTTGCTGCATCAATTGCTCATTTAGAGCAAGCAATTCTGGTTCAATTTCTTTAAGGCGAGCTTTAGCTTCTTTGGTGGTTTTACCAAGAAGTTGTTGCTTTTCTTGTTGGAGTTGCGTGTATCGAGTAGTGGGACTTGGGGGTGCTGGTGGAGGTGCTTCAGCTACAGGAGGTTTTTCTGTAGTGATGTCTTGTAGCAAACTATCCCCATGCTTAATAGCTTCAATCTTTGGAGCAATACTTTTACCTGCACGAGTAATCATGCCTTTAGCTGCTTTACCTGCAATTAGGGGATCAACCAAAGCCATCAACGTACCCATACCCACTTCACCAGTGAGGCGCCCAATATCTCCACCAAGGTAGGCACCAACATCGCCAGCTTTGTGTACAGGATATTCTAAAGCTTGTCCCACTCCCTGTGCATATTGCTTACCTTTGTCAGTGTAAGGTTCATAGGCACCAGCACCAAAGTTCCATTTTTGGATGTTAGATAAGGCATCATTAGCCTCGGTAAGAGAACCCCCAGTAAGTAATTTACCAGCACCAGCCAAACCACCAACAATGGTGGAAGGTAGTCCTGCTAGTGTAGACATCCCTGCTTCAAGTCCACCTACAATCGATTTACCAATATTGGTAGTTTGTTCTTCAGCTTTCTGAGTACCTAAATGTGCTTTGATTTTGGAAATAGCCTGCTCATTGGACAAGCCATCAGGAAGGTCATAATGTTGTCCTTCGTATTGGTAAACAGGCATTTCATTTCCTTAGATTATTTAAGTACAATTGGGTTCTCAGCAGTACCCAGTTTAGGAGTTCCTGCAATTGGGGCAGTTGCTGTTGGAGCAGGTTTAGGTACAATAGCCGGCTTGCCATCAGGACCGGTTCCTAGGATACTACCTGGTGCTCCATTAGCCCTATTAGCAGCATCTTCAGCGGCACGTTTACGGGCATCTTCAGCACGAGCTTTAATTCGTGCCAGCGTCTCTTCATCAGCCTGGTTTTTAATAGCTTCATAATAGATGTTATCCAACGCTTCAGCTTTAGCCTGTGGGTTTTTAGCTTCACGTAAAATCTGATCCATGTCTTTATAAGCTTTAACTTTAGCAGCAGTGGCAGCTTGTAGTTTAGCTTGGGCAATACGTTCTTGTGAGGCGGTTTGAAGACGAATGCCCTCAAGGTGATTGGAACCCTGAGCTTTAATACCTTCCATGTGTTGGATGTATCCTGGCGTCACCCTAGCAGCCCATTCTTTCTCCTTAGTCATAGCAGGAAGAATATCTTGTGGCTTCATGGTAGCAAATTTCTGCAACATATTTTTTACATATGGAGCTTCCATATCCACACCAGTAGACTGTAAATAACTTGTAATGAACGAGTGTTTAGCAGCATCTGGTACAGAAGCTAGTTTAGGAGCTAAGTCACCAAGAACACCATCATACGCTTGATGCTCTTTGAGTTTTAATGCCAGGAGTTCACTCTTAGTTTTAGCAGCGTTCATTGCTATGGTGTCACCTTCACCAGCAGCGGCTACACGAGAAGTAATTTGTTTTAAAGTAGCATCAGCAACCTTACCTGGATTCTCAGCTTCCAAACCTTGATTAATTAAAGTTTTATGTTGTACTTCAATTGGATTGATACGTTCATTTTGATTGTAAGTTTGCTGTAAAGCTTTAAGGCGCTCTTGCTCAATAAGAGCTTGCATCTTAGCTTCTTGTTGTGCTTGGTAGTCACGCTCACCAGCCACCATAGATGCTGTAGCTGGACCAAGGTTTTGGAACAAGGTGTCAAGTCCTGACGTCGCCATATTTATTCTCCCAAACCATTAGCTAGTCGGTAGAACAAACTGTTCAAACCACCATAACGATTTTGTAAACTTTGATTGAGGATGTTGCTTTGATTGGCTTGATTACCGCTGAGAGCATTAAATTTCTTCTCTGCAATGGTAGCAGCAAGGTCAGTAGCAAACTGTCCAACTTGACTGTTCCTACCAGAGGCAGCATTAGAACGCTCAATCTTCTGTGCTAGCAAATTGTATTCAGGGCTACCAGGAGCATACAAATTGTTTATGCGGTTTTGATTTTGATTCAGCATATCCATTTGAGCATTACCCATCTTTTGTCGAGCATACAAGTCATACAGAGATGCACCAAGCTTCAGATTGGAACCAAGCCCACCACCAAACAAACTACCCAAGCCACCAGAAGAACCGGAGGCAGCTCCTGCCGACCCTCCAAATGAAGGCAGGGCTTGTTGAAACGTTGGTAGGGCACTACCCCCACCACCACCCAATACACTGCCTCCTGTAGAGCCTGGAAGGGCACCAGAAACACCTTCTCCATATCCACTGAACATCCCACCACCTGTGGCAGCTTCTGGAGCAGCACTTAATGTGGATGCTCCTTCTCCCAATCCCCCAAACATACCTCCAGCATAACCTCCCACAGCCATAGCTGCAAGACTTCCAAGAAGTTCATTTGTGTTGTCGTTGTTGGGGGCAACATATTTGTTAAAGGTTCCATCACCGTTGTAAAGATTTTGGCTTCGATCAGGATTAGCTTGAAAGAATTGCAAAGGACTTTGGTTACTGAAGTTGTTTCCTTCGTATCCACCAGCATTTTCAAACTGACCACCATATGCTGTTACACCACGCCCATCAGCGCCTACAGCAGAGCCACCAGAGCCGGCAGCCATAATTTGATTCCAGGTGTCTTGGTCTAAACCATTGTCTCCACCCACATAGGAATACCCAAGAGGGGAGGTCGCACTATTACTCATAATATTCCTTATGTCAGTGTTACAGACTTCATGACACCATTGTCATTTGCCCAGAGTTTTAAAGTACCTGTTGTTGTGTTTTTAACAATTTGCCAGGTATTGGGTGATATTTGTGCTGTGGTTGGATCAGAGGCTTGTTGTGCAACGTCACCACGATTTGTAACATAATAGTACAAGGCAACAAACCACTGAGTCCAATTGAACGGATCATCTTTAAATGAAGTTCTTAAAGGTATAGGAATTAAGTTCATCTTATCCCCTTGTTAATATCCACTTCAATCCCTTCTAAACGAATGAGGCCGTTGTATACAAAATCAATTTTAAAAGCACGTCTTCGGAAATCACCCAGTTGTCGGATAGATGGCAAATCCCCTGTGTAGTTTAGAGTGCGCCAGCTACTCCATGTTTTGTAGTCATCATCACTCCAGGATATTGTCACTTGAGGAGTGGTGTCAGGAATGTCCCCAACAATACTAAACCGTGACATTGTTTTCCTGTTCAAACTATCAAAGTCAAGTTTAGGAGTCATGATGCGACAATGATAAAACAGCCCATCATCCAGGTAACTACCTTCAGCATTCTGCACATAAATCTTACCATTTGTTCTGTCTAGCCACAAAGGACTACCAGAAATAAAGTCACTGGAATATTGTGCTTGGAATGTAGTGTAATTAGGCCCTTGCCATTCTGTCCATGTATTAGTGGTAAAGCTATATACCAACGTTTTATCTGTTGTAGACAACACATACAGTTTCTGTCCTGCTACACGTACACAAGTAGCCACAGCTTGTGCTAAATAAATATCTTGGTCTAGGACAGAATCAACAGCAGGAATAGAAATTTCTTTAGCTTTAAAACCATTAATAGTCCAAACACTATGCCCACCATTTCCAGTGTTTCCAACCAGAATAACTTCTTCTTCTGTCTGTACCACTGTACCCATAGCAGGTGTACCAAATTGAAGAACAGCACCTGGGTTGTTTAACAAAGGAGTCCCTGTTGGGTTTGCATTGTCATACAAAAATTGTACACTTTGCTCACCAATAGCATAAATCATGTTATTGTTTTTAGCCAAAGCTACAACATTATCAGCATACATTTCAGCAGAAAGAAAATTACCAGCATCCCATTTCCAGGGATAGTTTAGTTGACTATTGTATACATCCTGTGTTCCACGCTTAGCAAGAAACATATAACCATCTAAAAAGATTGGTTGTGGTATGTGGGGACTTGGAAAAGCTTGTTCACGGCATGTAAATGTAACCGTACCGTTAGTCACTGTAGCACCCACTGTAGTAGGCCACACAGGTTGACTACTTCCTGTAGTACCAGCCACAGTGACATCATATACATAATTGTTTGCTGGAGATGGAGTTACAGCGTCTGTGAGAGCATAAGCCTGTGTAGGAAGCCAATTGTCAGGAATACACTTTCTGTACGTGCCATCAGCTTTAACAACCCATCCTTGATTACCATCACAGATAAACAAAGTGCGTAGTGCATCTTGATCTAAGTGTTCTGTAATTCCAACATACCCACTACCCGTAGTTAAAGAAAACAAAAGTGTTAAACCGAAATAAACATTACTGCCTACTACAGAAACAATTTTTGAAGGAACATTCCACCAATAAATGGCACGACCTTCACCGACTTCTCCCACTTGGTATGGTGTTAAACCAGGACGTGTCTTAACAAAGAAACGTTTACCATCTTCACCTGGACTTTTAACAACAGACACCATCATGTTTGTTAGATGGAAGTCTTTGTCAGAATAGCTATCCCTGTTTTCAGGGTTTGTAATAAAAGCAATACGTTTAGTTTCGTATGTACTTTGAATAGGAGTTTTACTGAACGGCACGACCTGTACCTGTCCAATCTGGCTGGAAGAACATCGACCCTTCTTCTTGACCATAAGACAAAGCATCTTGTTTAAAGCGTTCTGCTTGTGCTTCAATAACTGCTCTATCTTGTAACGCAATTCCATATTCAGGAGCAAGCCTAGAAGCCAACCCATAAATAATTGCCTCATACCAATAACGGGGAAAATCAATTTCATCCGTTAAATTAACCATGTCAGAGAACTGAGCTTGGTAGCGAATTGTAATTAAATTGGTTGTGTCTTGTGGAGTAGGCCACAAATGCACTTGACCATACACCTCTAAAGGTTGGTAGTACAGATTGACTGGGGTACCACTAGACGTAATCTGGGGGAGCAAATTGTAGTTGTAGTTTGTATATACATTAACAGGGATGTTAGCCTGTCCATTGGTACTACGCCATGCTTGTACAACTTTAAGGGGCATAATGGAATCAATACCCTGCCCTGCTCCGATTGTGTATGTATGTTGTCCACCAACAGTGGTGAATGACAACTGAGTCATCTTCCAGACGGGTAGCCCCTGTGTCTGTAAACCAACCAACATAGCATTTAACGCTTCTGTAGCGTTGGTAACTTCATAGGTTTCGGGACTACTACCGCCTGAGAGAACAGCAAGTTTCCTCAAGGCAGCATTTACCAAACTCTGTAACGTCATTGTCCATGTATATGTGCCTGATGTACTCATTATTTATCCTGTTTGCCGTCTAGTTTATTTTCGATACGATGTAAAAGTTCAAACAAATCACTCTTAAAAGCAATAAAATCATCTTTCATGACATACTCCTTTGGAAGAGATTCTTTAAGTTGAGATACAATGGAAGTCAACCCTTTGACATCACCCCACAATTGTCGAGCAAACCAACCAAGAGCAGACATACCCACCCCTAAAGCCATTGTAAGTATTTCATAGGGATTCATGGGCGCGCCACTCCGTTTAGTTTTTCAATTGTACGAAGGCCACCAAGACCCAACATACCTAACAAGATTGGAAGCATGTCTGATATGTTAGCTGGTGCCAAAGTGAGGGGGTGTTCAAAGACAGTGCATAAAGTATTTACAAGAGAAATACCCACCCAATTCCATGCACATGCTGTGCCACAAACCCACCCAATAAACGGACGCCAACCTGCAACAAACACAGAAGCACTTTTGGCTTCTTCTGTATTAACTGCCATCTGACCAGCCATGACCTGTAGGTCACCCGCTTGTTGCATCTTGATGAGTTCTAGCTTAGCGTTAGCAGCCTGCACTGGGTCAGGCCACAGCCTATCTATTACTTTACTTGTTACGTCAAGGATAGCACTAACTGGGTCTAAAGACATAGGATTCTCCTTGCATTTCAAGAATAGCTTTAGCAAAAATTAAAAGTGATTCTGCATTTGCATCTTGTTTCATTGAATTAGCTTTTCTACTAATAATTTGTACATTCCCAGGTACATATCCCTTAGATGAATCTATACGATCTATAGAAGCATTAGTCCAAACACACCCTTTTCCAATAATATTAGTAATAGGTGTTTTTAAATACGGACAATATTCCGGAATAAACAAATCATCTTCTGTGATACAAAATGTCAGGCCTTTTTTAGCCGCAGAATTTTTTGCACTTTTAAGTAATTTAGCTAATGGGTTATCTTCTTTCCATTGTTTGGCAGCTAACAATTGCCTATCTTTTGTTAAAGGATATTTTGCTTTTTGTCGTATAGAAGCACAAGGCTTACAATAAGGACGATATTTTTGTGAATCGTTTCTAAAACTAAACTCAGTCAATGGTTTAGAAATAGCACAATCTTCACAAAGCTTACCCCCTATGTCTAAAAGGGCGGATACAGGATCAAGTGCCATCAACTTCCTCCACTACCGTTAGTTGCTCCTGTATCTGTTTATTGATTGAGGCAACAATGGGAGCCACAACACCATAAGGAGCTTGATTGAGAGCTTGACCAATTGAATTAAGTTCTTGTTCAGTGAGAGCAATGTTAAAAGTTTTCATGGGTTGTAAAAAGGAATTTTAAAGTTAGAACCATCAATTTCGATGATAAGGAAACCATTCACTGTACCTGGAGTTGCTGCACCAGGACCAGGAGTGGCGGTTGCTGCGACATTGCCTAAACTTGGTAATGACAACTTATCGTTACGCATTGGAGTAAAGGTTAAAGCATCTGTGACATCTGTAGTATTTAAAACAGCATTTACAGCAGCACGTCCATTAAAAGACACAATACCAGACAAAGCCAAGTCATTATTAGCACCTCCAGACATGTCAATATATCCATGTGGAGTGGAGCCATTAATAAACTGTAAACGCTGTGTAGCAGCATCAAAGTTCATGTAAATGTTGTTTGTGGCCTCAAACATAATACCTTGACCACTCTTCAATCTAATACCAACATTAGAGCTAATAGTAGAAGTCGAAAGGTCAATACCTACGTTATAAGTACCACCCAAGAACATACCATACGTTCCTGTTGCTGTGGATGTGAAGGAAGAGGTTGTTCCTGTTAGTGCATAGAAACCATGTTGCCAGGTTGATGTAGCACTACCACTGGAACGGAAAGCCGTAAACAGGGATGAGCTTGTAGCACCTGACACAAGTTGTGGTGCAGCATCAATACCAATTGTTTGTTGCCAATTGTCTGTACCATTTCCACCCACATTTACTTCAATACCAATAGAAGGCCCAGAAGTAGAAGAGAACACACCTTGTGTGTCATAAACAACAAAATTACCACCCCAACATGCTGCTGTACCTTGTTTCCACGTAGTACCATTAACGGCCACATTTTGTGGAACAGCAGAAGCACCACCACCAGTACCAGCAGAAGCACTGTACAACACCGAAGTAAGACCCCATTCATATGAAGTGTTATTTGTTGGTGTGTACGTTTCTAAATACAGAGCAGAGTTAACTTTTCCTGCCGTACCTCCACTGTATGTAGCTTTACGTTGGATGTACAATGAATGACTGTCACCAGCATCAGCATGACCAGAAATATCATTATTCCAAATCCACGATTTGGTTGAACTGTCCACACACAAAGCATTACCAATAGAGGTTGCTGTCACTGTGGCAGGTGTGGCAGCCAAAGCTGCTTGTACAAATGCTGTTGAAGCAGCCCGAGTATCACTTGTAGTAGCAGGAGTGACGGTGGGAACTGTTACAGTGCCTGTGAATGTTGGACTAGCTTTTTTAGCAAAAGAAGTATCTACAAAGGCTGTGTCAGCAATCTTGTGAGAGCTATCTCCAGCAGTAGGAGTGGTAGTCAACAAAGGTGTCCCAGTAAAGGTAGGACTCACTGATGTAGCGGGAGTGTATCCATACCCAGACGTTGCTGCTGTAGCAATTTGTCCTGCTGTAATAGCACCAGTGTTGCCATTAACAGAAGAAACACCAGTGGTAGAAGCAACAACAGCCGCTGTAACAAACGCAGTAGAAGCTGCCTGAGTGGTGTTAGTTCCTGGAGCAGCCGTAGGCACCCTAGGAACACCTGTAAACGTAGGAGAAGCAATATCACTTTTTAAAGCTAATGCTGCTCCATCTACATAGTCAGTGCCATTCACAGCACCCACAATACTACCACCACTACCTTTGAGAATACCCACTGGGGTTACCCCCAAATGAATTGTTGCAGAAGTAGTGGGGTTATCTACAATAGCTTGAAAGCCGTTTTCGGTTACTACAGAGACAGAAGTAACCCCACCTGAAGCAAGAGAAGTTGCTAAAGAAGAAAGTTGCTGTGCTACGGTACTACCCGTAACACCTGCTAAAGGGGGAGTACCAATTAATGCACTCCCCGCTGTAGTACCAATGTTATCTCTACCACCTAAGTTGTTGTACACCACTTGGTTAACGTCGTTAAGCCAAGCAGCATCCACTACGGTGGTATAATCTATAAAAGTTTTAGAAGCCATATTATCCTTATGCCGCTGTTACAAGGTTAGTCCAATTGGCACCACCATCTGTGTTTACATAAATTCTGGTGGAAGAGCTATTAGCTCCAGTACCTGTGCGTAGATAGATTGACCCTTTTGGAGCACCCACAGTAGCATAAGGATCACCATCACCAAAATAAATACCAACCCCAGCACTTCCCATAGCTAATCCACGATTACCTACTCCAGAATTAGCCGTAGTTGTTGCACTTGTTAGATTACCTGCTGTAGATAATCCTCCGGCTGTCACTGTACTAGAAAATGTCCCTGTTGATCCCGTTACTGGTCCAGTAAATGTACCATTAGTACCAGAATGAGTTGTTGCAGAAACAGTTGCTGCTGTTACTGTACCACTACATGTTATGGTTGTGATAGGTAAAGTACCATTTCCCAAATTTGTAGCAAACACTGTATTTGCTGGAGCAGAGGTAGTTCCAACATATGTGGGCAACATAACATTACATTGCATATTGTTAGATGTTGTAATGTTTCCAGTGGCCGAGACATTACCAGATTTATCCACACTAAACACATTAGTTGTACCTGTGGTTAGTACCAAAGGAAAACCTGCTCCCGCAGTAGGAAGTACAACTTTAACACCATTACAATTAGTTGTGTTGGTACTTTCTAGATAAGCTAAATAATCTGAAACATCACTTGCTGTATAAAAAGCATGTCTCCAACCACCAGAAGCAACGGATGCAAAAAAGGCTGTACCATTTCGACACCCACGGGCGGAATCAGCTTGTGCCCAAAACCCATAGGAATGTCCATCAATGTTTACACCAGCAGGAGAATCTTCTAATTC